AAATTTCAAAAAGTATTCATTTTGCGGAATTTAGAGCTAAGAAAATTACAGAAAAAGCTAAGAAGAATAAAGAAGAAAGAAATATTAATACCATGTTAAGAGAAGTTAATGAAACTTCAAGTCAAAACTTATTTAGACGTTATGGTTTAGAAAATTATTAATTTATATTAGTCTTCGTTATTCGGGTGGATACGTAGTGTGGACGGTATTTTATCTCGACCCCTAAAATCGTCCATTGTAGATTCAGATTTGTTACTGATCAAAAATCCAAACCCTAATAATATAAATAACGATTTGATCGTTATCATATTTATATTATCAGTATAATTTTTTTAGAGAAGGGTCATAAAATAAAAAATAGGTGTATATTATAAAATGCGGGTTCCGGATAATACGCAAAGTAAACATTTAAAAATGGTTCACACACTTTATAAAAGATCGATCGCTAAACAGCAACAAATTAACAGAGCCAAACGCAATGATACCAGGGAAAAGTATAAAACACAATATATTCGTATACAACATCAACTTTCAGAATTAAACAGAAAAACGGGTGCTGTAAAATTATATGAGAAACTCGCACAAAATGCCTTGAATAGGGTTCATTATCCGTTTAATACACCAATGAAAAATACAGATTCTAGTTCTGGACCTAAACCAAATAAATTAAATAATGTAAATATACAAGGGATCATAAATGCAAAATTTCCGTTTAATACACCAAAACGAAAGTTAAACTTCTCCAATGCAATCAATGCATCTAGTACACCTTCGAGCCCTAATCGTAAATTAAAAAGTCCAAAAAAGAGTCCTTCACCAAAAAAGAGTCCTGTCAAAAACAATATAAATCGTATGGTTAACAGTTTTATACGCAATAAAAAATAATAGGCTAATATAAATGTCAAAAAATTCGAAACAAAATAGTAGTAGTACCACCAAATCGACCGCAACGTCTAAAATATCAAATAATAAGACCGTGAAGAAACAAACCAAAACAACTTTTTCTCTCAACTTTATTAAATCCATGGCAAAGTTACAAAGAGGACTTTTTTTGATGCCAAATAGCAGATATAGTATACCTAAGTCTTCTAATAAAAAAAATAAAAAGTAATGTATGAAAGATCCCTTTAAGACTCGTGTCACTAAGAACGATAAGAAAGCTAAAAAAGGAATCTACACACAAAAACATATTAGGCTTAAACAAGAGACGCTTAATAACAGTAAGACAAACCAAAAGGACCATGGCTCCGTACAACCCACCAAGTGCTCATTACAGTCAGTTTGACGTATCTGCTTATAATGAGGATGATATTTTCAAGTTTATCGGCAAGAACGGTAAAAAGTTTTATTGGTTAACGCGTTACCTCGAGTTATCGTACATGTGGTACGATAAAAAACGTAAAGTTATTGAATTATGGGGCCCATTCGAGTCGCTCCAGAATTTTCAAGCCCACCATATTTTAGAGTGTGAATTAGACCTAAGTTGTAATAAAATAGAAGTATAAAATTAAGATAAAATGAATACTGAATCTACTATCGCGATCCCAAAAATAAAAAATCCAGGCTGTTTTAGTTACGATAAAGGTAACCACGTAAATAAAGCACCCCAAAAACTTTTACCCGGTTCGTTCGTTTATGATATTGTTAATGGAAAAAAGCGTAATACGTGTGAGAAAGAACCTTTTTATGTTCAAAATAAAAAAGATTATTTAGAAAGTTTAGAAAAAAACTGTAAAAAACTTGGCGTTCCGTTTAAAAAACCACTTGTTGAAGAAATACCCGTACCAGAAAAACTAGATTTGTACGTCGAAGATCACGTTAAGTATTTAGATAAGGTTATTGTAAAACTAAACGTTTTAAAAAATGGCAAAGTCCGTGTTAAGATTTTTCCAGAAATGGCACAGCTTAACGAAATATATTATTCTAAGGCTAAACAACCACCTATTAAAACCTTATTATCCGTTTTAAAAAAGGTTGGATACTCTAAAGAATTTATAGATGTGACGAACGATAAATATAAAAAAAGACATAAACTCGTTGAAGTAAGATGGAAAAAACTAGAAAAGTTTTTCGATACACCTTCGGTAAGTTCGAGGAGTAGAAAGAAAAAGAAGGAAAAGGAAAAGGAAAAGGAAGAAGAAATACAGGATGATAACGAAGACGAAGATGATAAGGAAGATGATAAGGAAGATGAAGACGAAGGTCTCGATATTGAACAAGACGACGACGATATCGAAAATGTAGAAGAAGAATACATTTCCGATGGGGGAGACGAATAAAATACAATTTTGCGAGATATACGAGAGTTTAAATTAAAATTATAATATAGATGAACTGGAAACGGTTCCGTAAACGTTTTAAAAGAAAACGTAAAAAAATAAAACGGTTTATATACAAAAATGCTTTTAACTTATTTTTAATATCTTATTTAATTATAATGGTGACCTTACCGATTGTAAATAGAATATTTAGTTCACCACCCATTAAAATAGAAAAGAAACCAGAATACGAACATAGGATATATAGTGATTTTATTAAGGGTGTTAAGCAAAACGAAATAACAAAAGTCGAAATAAATCCTCACGGTGATACCTTATATTTTGAAGAAAAAAATGGTACATTTGGTAGTTCGTATTACATTCCATCGGAAGATTTTTGGAAAACCATGACCGAAAGTCAGGTTGATTATGATTTGATTAAAACATCAATAGGAAGTGGTGGGATCAATGAATTAGTGTCTTTTATGTTTATTACCATAGGTTTTTTTTATATTTTTAGAATGATATCCGGTGGTGGTGTAGGTCAAAGTCCCTTTTCCATGATGAAAAATGATATAGATGTGGAAAGTGATATAAAAACCCGTTTTGCTGATGTTCAGGGTATAGACAGTGCTAAGGATGAACTCGAAGAGATTGTTGATTTTCTTAAACAACCGGAAAAGTTCTTTGGTACGGGTGCTAAAATACCAAAAGGTGCGTTATTAACAGGTAAACCGGGTACAGGTAAGACTCTTCTAGCACGTGCTATTGCGGGTGAATCATCCGTTCCGTTTATTCAGTGTTCGGGATCATCGTTCGTTGAAATGTTTGTTGGTGTCGGCGCAAAAAGGGTCCGCGATGTATTCGAAATGGCGCGTGAAAACCAACCATGTATCGTGTTTATTGATGAAATAGATGCGATTGGTAAAAAAAGAAGCATGAATGGGTTCGCAGCTAACGACGAACGCGAGCAAACGATTAATCAACTTTTGACAGAGATGGACGGTTTCGAAAATGAGACGGAAATTGTTGTTATAGGTGCAACAAACCGTATCGATATACTCGACGATGCTCTGTTACGACCCGGTAGATTCGATCGTAAAATACAAGTTTCTTTACCCGATGTTCACGGACGCGAGGAGATACTTAAGGTACACGCTAAAGATAAACTTTTAGGTGCGGGTGTGAGTCTTCGTGACATTGCTAAACAGACCATGGGTTTTTCGGGAGCCGATCTCGCAAACCTCATGAACGAGTGTGCTATACGTGCGGTTCGAGATGGTAAAGATGGTATAATAACACCTGAAATAACCGAAGACGTATACCAAAGAATAGTTGTTGGTGCAAAAGGAAATCGAGCTGTTTCCAATGAACGTAAAGCGAGAGTCGCGTACCACGAGGCGGGACACGCTATCATTGGTGTACTCATGCAAGAATACGACGAGGTTCGTAAAGTGAGTATATTACCAAGAGGGGACGCGGGTGGTGTTACATATTTCCAACCATCGACGGATGATGTGGGCATGTATACTAAAGATTACCTTTTATCGAAAATTAAGGTCGCACTTGGTGGACACGCAGCCGAAGAAATCGTATACGGAAGAGAACACGTGACTACAGGCGCATCTAGTGATTTTGAACAAACGTTTAATATAGCCCGTGAAATGGTAACCACGTATGGTATGAGTGAAACTATAGGTAAAATGAATATTAATACAGATTTAGTTTCTGCGCGTACGTTGAGTCACATCGATATCGAGGTTCATGATATAGTCGAAGGGTGTTATACGGAAGTGAAAGAATTACTTAATACTTATCGTGTTAAGCTCGAACACTTGAAAGATATACTCGTCGAAGAGGAGATCATCGACGGGAGTGTCGTGTATGGAATGATAGCGTCATGTGATTTAAAAAATCGCAAAAAACATGAAGGTGAGCTACGAAAGTTTAGTGATGCGTTCGATAGTTTCGATCAGTGTATAGATGGAAGTGATATTATTTTACCGTGATATAATATAGATGGATACTGAAGGTGAAATATTTTTTTTAAGCGTTTCGTGGTTTGTTATATGTAGACGGTTCTTAGAAAATTTTAAAAGATAAAAAACACTTTATAAAAAACCTAAGTTAGGAAATTATAGTTAAAGAAATTAAACTAAGTTTTTTATAATGAATTATATTGCTTGGGATACGGAGACTATAGGTCTTCCAACTACACGTTACGGCGAAAAGGCAACCCCCGAAAACATTCGTAAATTCGATCAGTGTCGGATGTTAACACTGGCATTTGTTAAATACAGTTCTAGAGGTCGTGAACTTGGATCGTATCACGGTACGGTGTACCCGGATACGTTCGATGTTGCCGCGACACACGTACATGGTATTACTCAGGAGTACGCGAGAGAAAATGGACAACCGTTCGGGTACCTTTACGCGTCTTTAAAGGAAGCTACGAGAGATACAAAATTACTCGTCGCACACAATTCTGCTTTCGATGAAAACGTATTCTTTTCGGAGTGTTACCGTCGAGGTTTTGATACGAAACCGTTTGAAGACGTTACGTTTGTGGATACACTGGAAATGGCGCGATCTATTTATCCGACATTGAAAAACCATAAACTGATTACCTTATACGACCACATTTTCGGTGAAGAGTTCGATGGTGCTCACGACGCACTGAACGATGCGCGCGCGTGTGGTGAGGTTTACCCCGTTATGCGCGATAAGGAATGGAATCTTAAGGATATAGGCGTTAAACGAGTTGTGCTCAAAGCGTCTGATATCGCAGCTATAGCTGGTAAGAACCGGTTTAAGAAACCTACTGAAATCATTGATAATCTTTGGAGTAAGTATAAACCCGAAACGTTTGAAGGTAAGACGAAGGATCAAAAGGCATACGATGCTATTCAGAAATGCGATCTCGCAAAAAACCTTTTACAGGAAACTGAAACGTATAAATCTATAAATTCATCTGACGTTGAACAGAAGTTTAAAGCGGTATCTAACCAGGTTGATTTATACTCAAAACTTCGGGGTGAAGATAAGAAGAACGCGATAGATTATTTACGTAAAAAGCTGTATACGAACCACGGGACGCGTCACGAGGATACGACGGCTGATAATTACGATGATTTTGAGGTCGATGAAAAGTATTATACGTACCCGGTATGTTCACTCGAAGGTACCGATTACGAGATCGTCGGTCGTATCGATAGAATTCACACGGATTGTGACGGTGTTAAAACGATCGTGGAAATAAAGAATAGGGCGCGTGGTTTATTTAGAACGGTTCGCGATTACGAAGAGGTTCAGTGTCAAACGTACATGGAGATGTTGGATATCGATAATTGTCAATTAATCGAACAGTATAACGAATCGCGTTTGGGGTACAAAATTAATCGCGATAGACAAACATGGTTATCGGAAATTAACCCTAGACTGATTAATTTTTG